TTAGTGAAGGATCACATACACTCGCTGTTTCTGTAACTAATCAGACCAGTGCTGGTGCAGCAAATCAATGGACAGATAATCCTGGTGGTGTTGCATGGAAGATAGAAAACACATCATCTTCAATCGATGCTAACTTCCAATCAAATGGTGATCTTTTAGTTACTGGTGCAGGTGCGTCTAACTTATCATTTGCTTTTGAATGGGATGATAATCCAAGCACATACAATACAGCATTAGGAACATACGCTTTACCTCAACTAGGGATCAGTTTTACACAAAACACTTCAACGTCATCTGGAAGTGGATCTGGAACTGCTAACAATGTTACACCACAAACATACGCTGCAACTATCTTGAATAACTCAGGAGGATTTACTGTTCAGAATAGTGGTAAGAAACTTTGCTTTAAAGATTTGGATGGTAATGACTGCAATGCAGAGGTGGTAGTGACAGTTGCACAAACAAATGCTATAATTGCATCATCACTTGACCTTAATACTGTAGGTGACGGAAATTTATTCTGGCACACTAGAAAGGCAACAGGTTACACATACGTTACAGAGTAATGGACTTACCAAGAATCAAAAACGAAAATCTACCCAAAGAACTCAGAGAAGTTTTAGGTGATGGCGATGCTTATTTTGATGCCATTGTAGATCCTACTGACGTGTTGGATATCCAACTAGATCCTGACGCATACTATGAGGGACAGCACAAGATACATCAGATGTTGATAGAGTCTAGAAAAAAACTAAACGAATATAGAACAAAGGAGAGACATGAGGCTCAAAGAAACAATCAAAGCAGCGAAACGCATAATTAAAGCACGCAAGAAAAATAAGATGCTGTACACTAAGGAGGAGGTTATGTATGCCAAAATCCTTAAGAAGCGTGCCGAGCAGAAGTTGAAAGAGAAACATTCAGACACATCTTCAACCGACGCTTGACAGAACCTAAAGAAAGTGTTATTATAAATACTCGAAGCGAAGGACGCTTCGCGAACTATTATTCCGAATGGCTCAATTACTCCCGCTAGGTCTCTTCAGTTCAAAACCTAACGAGAACATGTCGAGTTCTCTATCATCTGCTGGTATAAACTCAGCAAGTAAATTACGAAAACAAATGTTTAAAACTTCAATCGCAGCTCTTGCTGCTGCTCCTCTTCTCGCCTCTGGTGCTGCTTTTGCAGGTCCATATGTCAACGTAGAAGCAAACGGTTCCTATCCTGACGGTGAATACACTTCTGGTGCTCTTGAGTTCCAACTTGGATACGAAGGCGAAACACCTGGTGGTCTTGGATGGTATGCATCTGTTGGTCCTACTGTGACTCATACAGAAGCTACTGATGATTATGGTGATGTTGAAATCGCTGGTTACCTTGGTGCTTCTAAGCAAATCACTGAAAAGGTTGGTCTTTACGGTGAAATCTACGGTGTGACAACTGCTGCAGAAGACATTGACTTCTCTGGCAAATTGGGTGCAAAATACACATTCTAAGTCGTCTATATAAAGATGAATCCAAGGGACTCTATGAGTCCCTTTTTTATTCTGCACCTTAACTATGAACTTCACAGTTTACACACGCAACGGATGTCCTTACTGCACAAAAATCAAACAAGTGCTTGAAGGAAAGAAATACAATTACAGAGAATATAAATTAGGGG